CTGTGTATTATGTTAACGACAGTGATGGTCCAACAATGATTGAAGGTAATCTCATCGAACCAAAAGCAAATCGTCTTGTGATGTTTGATGGACATAAACCACATACAGGTGCTTCACCAACAAAACATAAAACAAGAATCATTATTAATAGTAACTTTAATGTTTGAGATACCTTTTTATTCTTCGACAACAGAAGCAATACCTGTAAAAGAAATGGGTAGCGATAGACATGCCAGTGGTAGTGGTATACAAAAAGATATTGTTATACCTTTACTATATAAAGAAGAACTAGAACGACACGCTAATATTTTTTGTAACGATATTGGTTTACATAAAGTACGATTAGATAATGCGTGGTATAATGAAAACGCATACGGTGATCATAACGAGACACATACACACCCTGGTGTAACATTATCAGGTGTGCTGTATCTATCAACAGGAGAGAATACTGGTAGATTACTTTTACATCACCCTTGTTCGTATATTAACTACGATTGGAATCCACAAACAGTTCATCATAACACAAAGTACAATACTGAGAAGATTGCTTTAGAACCATCGAACAACACCTTGTATATTTTTCCATCATGGTTACAACATAGTGTTGAACCAAATAAAAATAAAAATATTTTAAGAAAAAGTATCAGTTTTAACTTTATTTCATTATACATATAATGCGCCTTTTGAAAGCAAATCATATCCACTTTCCAGAGTATCATCAAGTAAGAGAGATAACAAGTCTCGGCGATAGCATCGATCAACACAAAGTATTCAAAGGCGGTAAAGAACGAAAGCAACAAAGGTTTCGATTATACTCTCTATATAAAGATATAAAACAAAACGGCATGACACACCCAATCATACTTTGTGGTTGGAACAACGATAACGTATCAGTAGGTAATCAACGATTGTGGTATGCGAAAGAATTTGGTTATACACATATTGATTGTTATGTTGTAAATAATGATAACGAATATTTAAAAGTTTTTAATTACACAAACTCAGAAGACTACTGGCAAAAATATATGAATGACGAAGTTAAAGAACTCATCGCAAAAGAAATCACACACAAAGACTTACATCAAATTATACCCATAGACGAACTCACATACAAGTGGGACAAAGTAAAAGGTAGTTGGGAAGCATATGCGAATAGTATGGGTATCAATTATAAATCTCTATTTGAAGATATGGACAAAAACGGTATGTTACACCCTATCATGGTAAGACGTATGAACGGAAAATATCGAAAGTGGCAAGCAGGTGGTCGTAGAATTATATGGGCAAAAAAGAACGGATATACTCATATTTCTGCCTATGTTTGTGAACACCAAGAACAAGTAGATGAAATATACCAACTTACTTATGATAAGAATTATAAATAATATCGAGGGAATACATTACTCACCCGTTCTGGGTTTGAGAAAAAATTAATCAAGGAGAAAATATGTTAAGATTAATTACTGTTACGGGAGCATTTCTTTTGTTACTTGCCTATCAGGCAGCGGCAGTAGAAGTTACACCGTATGGTACTTTTAACTACAAATGGTCACATGACGAAAACTCTTCTGGTGTAGCACATGACAAGTTAGAGAACAACGGATCAATTTTAGGTGTAGATATAATCGAACCAACGATTGAAGGTAGTTCACTAAACGGTGTAGCAAAACTAGAAGTAGGGTTAGACGTTGATGACAGTGGTAGTGACACGTTTGATTCCAGACTAGCATATGCTGGTTTAGAAAATAATGGTATAGCAATCACAGTTGGTCGTCACGCACACTCATGGGTTAGCCAAACTGGCAACTTTGAAGTGTATGGTTCTAACGCTGTATGGAGTTATGGATCACGTTCAAGCAATTCTATTAAATTAGATAATGGCACTTTCAGTGCGATGGCGGTAGTAGATGGATCTTCTGGACAAGATGGTATAGATATGTACGAAGCAACGCTTTCCCATTCTATGAATGGCATCGATGTAGCAGTAGGTTACGCTGACGATGTAGTAAACGATATCTCTTATTGGGGCGCAGGTGCTTCAACAACTGTAGGTGATTTAACTATCGCTAGTACATACACAATAAAAGATGCGGCAACGGATCTGGAAGGTATGGAAGCAACGATAAGTTACAAAGATATAACTATTGGTTACGGAGATAAAGAAGGAACAGGAACTTACATGACTTATGGCATAAGCCATAGCATGACAGATAACCTAAGTGTCTATGCTGAATTACAACAAGATGATTTAGATACTGGTACTGATCTACAACACTATTCAGTAGGTACAAAGTTTACGTTCTAAATAAATTTAACAAAGGAGAAATTCAATGGATAAATGGCTTAAAGATTTAAGTGCTTGGAAAGATTACGGATTAATAATATTAGCAATCTCAATCTTCACAGGTATACTGCCTGTAATGGCAGTAGTTAAATGGGGTCTTATTGCCTGGATCGCTGTCAACTTATGGCAGAGATGGAAGGGTTAAGAACCAATGAGAGACATAACTAAAAATCGCTGGAAAAAATTAATATATGTTTTAATAGTGATTGGTGCTTTTTGGCTTGGTCATCAATACGGTGAAGAAGCAGAAAGATTGGCAAGAGATATGCCTATACCAAAAGTGACAATTGAAATGCCAGCGGCAAAAGATGAATTAGATATCCTCGAAGAAGAACTGGCGGCGCCAGAAGCAACTGAAGAAGTTAGAGGGTAACTAATCTGTATAACGATTGTATCTGTGGGTTAGAATTTTTTTTAATCTTTCCCACACGATACGATCTTTTAATTCTTTCACATTACGAGGATCACGTCTAGCAAGTTGATCCGCTTTACCTTTACATACTAATAATTTTTCTAATAATGATTTAGTCACAAAGTCTACAACTCCAATCACCTACAAAAGTCCAACCAGTAAATAATTCACCGTCAATATATTGTCCAATAAAAAACGGCACTAATAGTGCCGCAACAAATAAAATAAAATACAAAATGTTAGGCCGCTTTAACATCTATCAAGTTCATAGGCACGGCATATCTCATACCGTTATTACTGTTAGTAACAGTACAACGAGTTTTCATAACTTTCTCTACTGTACCTAACCAGTATTCATATCTACCAGAAACACCTACGGTAGAACCAACTTTGATTTCAGACTTAACTTTATTAGCCTCAGCCTTTCTTCTTTGTTTGAGACACTCAATTATAAGTTTCTCATAGTTAGGTCCCCACTCATCAGACTTGATGAAGTCGATAACGTCACTTAAAGTTACGAAGTCTTTTTTAATTTTAGTTTTAATCATAATATAGTCCTTTCGATTATTGTTGTAAACCTTCTAAAGCGAACTCAGACCAAACCCCTTGGTCTTCTTCAATAGTTTCAATATGATCTGAATGTCTATCAGAATATAACTTAGTAATAATATTGTTATATTCTATATTAAGAGTATTGTGGACATCCATATCTCTTATTGATTTAATGTAGTCAATCTTATCGTCTAATGTTTTAAGTTTATTGTATTCATTAAACATTTCATTTTTATTTGGTATATTTTTCATAATCATAAGTAGACTATATACTATAAATATTAATAAGTCAAATAAAAAACGCATCTTTTTTAAAATTAAAAGTGTTATTTTTCAGTGACTTAACAATTTGATACTAATAAAATGTGTTGTATTTTTACAACAAAGGAGAATATATGAAGATTTTAGAATGGTTGGGCTTAACTAAGAAAGTAGAAAAGCCAGTAGAGAAGAAAAAGATTACTAAGAAGAAGAAAAAGAAGGTAGTCAAAAAGAAAAAGAAAGCGAAAAAGTAATGGGCGAATGTATTCATTGTGGTCACGGTTGTCATTGTGGACATGGCGGGTCTTGTCAATCATGCGAGTGTGTTAATTGTGAACATGCTAGTGATGTGGGTTGTTAGATGGCACGCGGTCTTAGTATAAACAATAACTACTCACGTGGTCCAAAGAAAAGAACATCTATAGGCAATAGCCCTAGGTCTAAACCAAAAAACAAATCTAAAAGAAGATTACATACACGTTCACGTGGACAAGGCAGTGCCTAGCGTTAATCGAAATGGTGACGCTAACAGTGGTGGCGGCATCGTTAGTTCTAGTCGTAACGTTAATGTAAATGGCAAGTCTATCACTGTTAATGGTGATAGTGTAACTGACCATCCTGTGCTACATACTGGCGTCAAAACTGCCAATGGCAGTGGTTCAGTATTCGCAAATGGTAAACCTGTCAATCGTCAAGGTGATGCTGATACTTGTGGACATACAAGAAATGCGGGAAGTAGTGACGTAAATGCTGGGTAACGTGATAAATAGTTATCATGGCAATACTTCAATCAGGTTATAGAGACGCAAGTGGTACTAACGCATCATCAAGGTCTGTTAGATTATATAAAGATCTGGCGTTATCTTTTGAGAAGAACGCAAACACCAAAGATGTCTTACAAAAGAAAGATGTTGATGCGGTTAAGCAAAGTGTACGGAATCTCATACTCACAAATCACTACGAAAGACCGTTTCACCCAGAAATAGGATCTGGTGTTGCCAATCTTTTGTTTGAACCACTTGACCCAATCACAGCAAACGCTTTAACTAGAACTATAGGCGAAGTGATTGCTAACTTTGAGCCACGTGCTAGAGTAGTAAGTATTGACGCAAGACCAAACTTCGATAGTAACTCTTATGAGGTCACAATAGATTTTAGAATAGTCAACATACCAGGCGAGTTGGTCAGCCTAGATGTAATGTTAGAAAGAAGTAGATAATGTCTGATAAAAGAATAGATGTAACTGCCTTAGACTTTGATGATATCAAAGATAATCTCAAAACATTTTTAAAACAACAAGATCAATTCACTGACTATGACTTTGAAGGATCTGGTATGTCTACACTATTAGATGTTCTGGCATACAACACACATTACAATGCGGTCTATGCCAACGTACTAGCAAACGAAATGTTTTTAGATAGTGCTGACATACGAAACAGTATTGTCTCTCATGCCAAACATGTAGGTTACACACCTAGATCAGCAACATCACCAATCGCAAAATTAAATGTAGTAGTATCAGACTTATCTGGTTCAACTGCTGTTGCGGCAAGAGGCACAACTTTTACAACTACTGTCGATGGTGTATCTTATAACTACATCGTAAAAGATGATACAACAATTACACCAGAATCTGGTGTATATACTTTTTCAGAATTACCTGTGTACGAAGGCACACTTGTCAATAATAAATTTACAGTAGATACTACAAACGCTGATCAAAGATTTCTTATTGAGAACCCTTTAGCAGATACCACAACTTTACAAGTTACAGTACAAAACAGTTCAACGGATTCTACAACTACAACTTACACAAAGTCAACTGACTTGGCAGACGTAACATCAACATCAACTGTGTATTACTTAGAAGGTGTTGAAGATGAAAAGTATGAAGTAATATTTGGTGATGGTGTTTTAGGTAAAGCATTATCAACAGGTAACATCGTAACGCTATCTTACATTGTAACAAGTGGTGCTGATAGTAACGGTGCTAGTTCATTTAGTCTATCTGGCACAATCGCAGGTAGTTCAACTGCTACAATTACTACAGCGAGTAATTCATCTGGTGGTGCTGACCCAGAAACACCTGACAGTATTCGTTTCAACGCACCAAGACAATTCGCAAGTCAAAACCGTGCCGTAACAGCAAAAGATTATGAGAGTAGAGTAAAGACAATTTATCCTAATGCGAACTCAGTTCAAGTATGGGGTGGTGAAGACAACTCAACACCTGTATACGGTAGAGTTTATATTTCTATCAAACCAAAGACTGGTAACGTAGTAACTCAATCTGATAAAACAGATATCATTAATAAACTAAAAGATTTCAACGTAGCAAGTATCACACCAGTTATTGAAGATACTGAAACTACTTTCTTACAATTAAATGTTACAGTTAGATTTGATCAAAAAACAACCACTAAAACTTCTGATAGTATCAAGTCATTAGTTCAATCTGCTATAACAACTTTTAATAATAATAACTTACAACAATTTGACCAGATGTTTAGACACAGTAAATTTATTGAAACAGTAAACAAAGTTGACACAGCAATACTGTCAAACATTACTACTGTTAAATTACATAAATCATTTACTGCTTCAACTTCAGCATCAACAACTTATACTATAAACTT